CGCAGTTGGCGACAATCACGAATCTGCCGTTGCACAGTTTCACACCCGCCAGCTCGCTGCCATGCGCATCGAGGTCGAGAAGAGCCGGAAACTCGTCAAAGAGCCGGTCAACCGCATCGGCAAGATGATCGATGCCGCCGCCGCCGTGTTCCTGATCGAGATCAATGCCGAGGAGGGCCGCATCAAACGACTTATCGGCAACCACGCCGAGGAGGTGCTACGGATCAAGGCCGAGAAGGAGGCTGCCGAGCGTGCCGCGTTTGAGGCTGCCCGTGCCGCCCGTGAAGCCGCCGAGGAGGGTGGCATCGCTGCTGTCCTCGCCGCCAAGAAAGCCGCAGCCGAGAAGATGGAAGCATCCGCCGAGGTCGCCACCACTAAGGTCGCCGATGGCGTGCGGTTCGCGTGGGACTTCGAGGTGGTGGACTTGCACATGCTCGCTGAAAGAGAGCCAATGCTGGTCAAAGTCGAACCACGCCGAGCCGAGATCCTTGCCGAACTCAAGGACATGGAGGAGCACGGCTACAACGTCGAGTCACTTGCCGCAACCTTCGGCATCCGCGCATTCAAAAAACCAATCGTTTCCAGCCGATGAGCACTGAACCAAACCACGGGCATCAGTCGCAGCTTCCACCCGACCAAAACAAGTTTCACAAAGGGAACGAGCAGGATGGAAAGCACTATTGGCTAACCCCGTGGGAGGAACCCGCAATCGCGCAGCTTGTGGCCGACTATGGGCCATTCGACTTCGATCCGTGCCCCTGCCCGAAACCTGAAAACTTTGATGGGCTGACCTGCGAATGGGGAGAGCGGAACTGGGTCAATCCGCCATTCGGATCCATCATGCACCAAGGGCCGACTGATCGCAAACCGCGCAAGAAAGGGCCGACTGCATGGATGCGGAAAGCCATCGAGGAGCAAGCCAAGGGCAAGCTGTCGGTGGTGGTCTATCCCGTGGATAAATGGGTGCTGATGATGCTGAAAAGCACAGGCGGCATGAACATCCGAAACCTCGGTGATGTTCGATGGTTGGCGATTGAGGACGGCTCCCGTGGCAAAGGAACTGGACGGCACATCGCGGCATTCATTCTTCTGCCTAAGCTAAAGAATCCCTTCAATCCCTAACCCCGAAATCATGAGAGAATCCACTATCGAGTCGGCAGTCTGTGCATACGCAAAAGCCAAGGGCTGCCTGACTCTAAAACTATCTGGGCAGAACCAGAAAGGCCAACCTGACCGAATGTTCCTCTACCAAGGCCGCGTCCTGTTTATCGAGTTTAAGGCGCCAGGCAAGCGGCCAACCGCGCTGCAAGCTCGATGGCTCGACCGGCTCACCGACCACACGTTCCACGCCACATCCTGCGACGAGATCGAAGCGGGCAAGCGGCTGATTGACCTTATCACACAACATGAAAAAACAATTAAATGAGCTGGCTTTATTCGCAGGTGCTGGTGGAGGAATACTTGGTGGTAAACTCCTTGGATGGAGAACAATTTGCGCAGTTGAATGGGAGCCATACCCAGCAAGCGTTCTTGTCGCCAGACAGAATGACGGCATTCTCCCGCCTTTCCCGATTTGGGATGACGTTCAAACCTTTGACGGGAAACCTTGGCGAGGACTTGTTGACGTGGTATCTGGCGGCTTCCCTTGCCAAGACATTAGTGCAGCCGGTAAAGGCGCAGGAATCGAAGGAGAGCGATCATCCATGTGGAAACACATGGCGCGAATCATCGGCGAAGTTCGACCGCAATACGCATTCGTGGAAAACTCACCGATGCTTGTGGGAAGAGGACTTAGCACCGTCCTCTCTGACCTTGCCGAAATGGGGTATGATGCAAAGTGGGGTATTGTGGGAGCACATCACGTCTCCGCTCCACACAGACGAGACAGAATCTGGATCGTTGCTACCGACTCCAACTTGTGCAGATGCGACGATGGGAGCTATCCTGAACGACAACACGAAGCTAATAACGCTGAAGTCAGGCAAGCTGCGAAAGATCAGCAATCAGGGAGTATCGGGGAGTATAGGATTAGCCAGGACAGTTGCGATGTGGCCGACTCCGAAAGCCAACGAACCGGGAATGACAGTAAAAACCACGGGACGCGGCGTGGAGAAATCCACGCACCTGACAACTCAGGTAGCACTTGCAGAGGGGATGATCGACCGGAATACCGGGAGGCTATGGCCAACGCCTCAAGCGCACAAGATCACGCGGAGCGGGGAGATTGTGAATGCGGACGGAACGGAATGGGACGGACTGAGCAAGCCGCACAGCAAGACCACCGGGCGCCCGATCACCACAGCCCTTGCCGATGCCGTGGCAATGTGGCCAACGCCGACAGCATCAACAGACGGGCCGGAACCGGAAGGAAAGACGGGGAGGAAACTAGCAACTATGGTGAAACTATATCCGACTCCCGGAGCGAACGAGGACAGTTACCGACTAGCTGGGAACTCGCAACAATCCAACGGGCTGGGAGCAATGGCGCGGAGGGAAGCTCTGGAGGAATCGCCGGTGAGTGGTGGGCAACTGAACCCGACGTGGGTCGAGTGGCTAATGGGGTGGCCGCTAGGGTGGACAGACTTAAAGCCATTGGAAATGGACAAGTTCCGGCTGTGGCTCAACTCGCATGGAAAACACTAAAGCCATGACCGAAACCTTCGAGCCGTTCAACTATCAGATCCCGATGGTCGAGCATCTACTCGCCAACGACCGGGCTGCTCTGTTCGTGTCGCCCGGCAAGGGCAAGACCGTGGTCACATTGACTGCGCTCGACGTGCTCGCCACCTGCGGGCAGCTACGCGGCGCACTAATCGTCGCCCCGCTGCGCGTCTGCTCGATCACATGGCCTGCGCAGGTGGCTCGGTGGGCGCATACAAGCTGGATGCGCGTGGTCAACCTGCGCACCGCCGAGGGGCTGCAAGCGTGGCTCGACGGCAGCGCCGACATCTACCTGATCAACTCCGAGTTGCTGCCGAACCGCCTGCCGCTGATGTTTCCAAAGCGCAAAACGTTCGTGTGTCCCGTCGATACGCTGGTCATTGATGAGCTGTCCCTTGCCAAAAACCCGCAGAGCAAACGCTTTAAAGCCCTCCACAAGCACCTCGGCGCCATCACGCGCAGGTGGGGGCTGACCGGCACGCCGATCCCTAACAACTACCTCGATTTGTGGATGCAGGTGCGGATGCTCGACGATGGCAAGCGGCTGGGCAAGACGTTCGCCAGCTACAAGGACGAGCATTTTTACCCTGCCGACTACATGGGCTACACCTTCAAGCTCGTGACCGGCCACAAAGAACAGATCGACCGCCGCCTAGCCGACCTCGCTCTGGTCATGGTCGGCGATGCGTCCGACCTGCCTGCCTCATCTATTATAGACATACCGGCGACCATGCCGCCCGCCGCCCGCCGCCAATACAAGACGCTAGAGAAGGAGATGCTTGCAGAGATCGCTGATGGCGAGATCACAGCCCCCTCCGCTGGCGTGCTGGTCAACAAGCTGCTCCAGCTAACTTCCGGCGCGGTCTATGATGAGGATCGCAACGTCCTGCCTGTCCACGATGCCAAGCTCGACGCGCTGCGCACCTTGCTCGACAAGCACCGAGGCGAGCCGGTCTTGATCCTGACCGCTTTTAAACACGAATCCGCACGCATCATCGCCGCGATACCTGAGGCACGCATGTTCGACGAGATGCTTTTAGGCGAGTGGCAGGACGGTCGCATCCCAATCTGGGTCGCGGATCCGCGGTCACTCTCGCACGGCATCGACGGCTTGCAGAAATCCTGCCGAATCGCTATCTGGTGCTCGCTGACGTATAGCCACGAAACCTATGTCCAGACCAACGCCCGCCTGATCCGCACCGGCCAGACCGCCGAGACGATCATCTACCGCATCATCTGCCCCGGCACTATCGACGATGCAGTAGCCGAGGCTCTCCGCGACAAATCCGACACCCAGACCGGTATGCTACATGCCGTTCGCGCTCTCCAGCGCATGACCCTCTCCAAAATAACAATATGACCGCAAAAGAACTGAACTACATGCCTAAAGCCCTCCGCATCCTCGCGGCAGACATCCAAGCCCCAGACCACATCCCAGCGATGTGCCTGCGGGATGCCGCCTGCATGATCGAGTCACTAGAGCTTGCCATCCGCACAACGATTGACGAGAACCTGCATCTCGCCGATGGCGATATTTGCACGCTCAAACGCTTGAAAGACGCGATTGGCTACGATAACTGACCCTCTCCAGAATATGAAAACTAAGACCATGCAACACCCCGAAATAGACTTCTACTCATCCGCTACGGCATCGACCGCCACGGCGACAACTACCCTATCCGACCTCATCGACGCGATCCGCAGCGACGAGTTCGCCAACAAGATCGCCCGGCTGCGCTCCACGCTCGCCGCCGGTGACGATGACGGCTACGCGGTCGCCAAGAAAGACCTCCAAGCGGTCAGTATCAGCGGCACAGCCGACGGCAAGCGTGCCAAGGCCATCGAGGAGGGACGGTTCAGCCACAGCGGGCTGCTCCAACTCGACTTCGACGCCGCCGACAACGTAGGATGGACGCCGGAAGAGATCGTCGAGATCCTCCAGGCTGAGCCGCGCATCGTCGCTGCGTTCGTCTCACCCAGCGGTCACGGCGTGAAGGGCATCGCCCGCATCCCTGTCTGCACCACCCGTGACGAGCACGTCGCCGCGTTCGCCGCCGCTCGCAACCATTTCCGCGCTCACAACCTGACCATCGACGAGGCGTGCAAAGATCCAGTCCGCCTCATGTTCGTTTCCCACGATCCCGGCGCATGGCTCGACCTAGAGCGCACAGCTGTCTTCGAGCCGGTCGCTGGCACGCCTGAGCTGCCCAAGGCTGCGAAGGCGAAGAAGCCATCAATCAAACTCAAGTCCCCCCGCACGGCATTCCCTGAGCCACCCCGCTCAGGCATCCACGCGTGGCTCATGCAGGCGACATGGCATTGCCGGTTCGCCGGTATGTCAGAAGCCGACACTGCCGCGAAGCTCCAAGCCTACGAGGGCAGCCTGCGCCGGCAATACCAGCCAAACGAGGTCAGGGACGCGATCCGCACGGTCTTTGACTCACCTATGCCGGAGCCGACCGCGGACTGGCGCGAGGCTGCCGACATGAACGCAGCCAAGGCCGCCAGTGGCTCGACCATGCAGTCATTCGACCCCGCCGACATCTTCTACGATGGACCGGCGAACAAATATCTAGTCCGCGTCGGCTCTGCCTACATGACCTATAGCAAGCTCAGCCCGATCATTACCGGCGTGACCCGCCACCTTGCCAACGACTACGAAGAGCCGAAAGACCTCGCCCGTGCTGTCCGGGAGGCCGTCAAAAGCCGCGAGCTGGATGGCGGCGTGCAATGGCACGGCGGCATCGCCGGACACGCTCAGGGGCTGGCAATGGACACTAACGATCTGCCGATCCTCATCACCTCTGAAGCCAAGACCCCTCGACCAGCCCCAGGTGATGCACCTACCATCTCCGAGATCGTCGGTGGCGCCTTTGCCGATCCAATCGCAATCATGGTTTTTATGAGCTGGCTGGCCGGTCGCTACAAGGCCGTCCGCTCCCACGTCCACATCCCCTCGCCGATGCTGGTGCTGGCTGGCGAGATCAACAGCGGAAAGTCACTGATCGCTTGGATCGTGGCGCAGGCACTGGGAGGCCGCACGGCCAACCCCTACGCCTCATGGTCTGGCGGGATGCTCTGGAACGATGACCTAGTCGGCTCCGAGCTGCTGCTGGTCGATGACTGCGTAGGATCCACCGACATCCGCAGCCGCCGCAATTTCGGCGCCAGTTTCAAAGAGGCGATCTACCCGCACGTCATCCAGCTGCGCAAACGCAACTCATCCAGCATAGCCGTCAGGCCGGTCTGGGCATGCGTGGTCTGCTGCAACGATACGCCGGAGTCACTCCAGATCATCCCACCCCTTGACAACGACCTCGCCGACAAGGTGGCTCTCCTGCACGTCATCGGCGTGAAGCTGCCGGTCGATACCTCTACGCCGGAGGGCAAGCTGGAGCTGCAAGCCATCATACGCTCTGAGCTGCCGGCGTTCGCCCAGCAGCTGATGGACTGGGTCACGCCGGAGGAGCTTCACGACAGCCGCTCTGGGGTCAAGGCGTGGCGCGATCCATTGCTGACCGATGCAGTCGACGCACACAGCCCAGCACGCCGTCTGGAGGAGCTGCTGGAGGCCGCGCTGACCCACATGGGACTCTGGGGCGACCTGCCGCGCGATCTGACCGCCGCCGACATCGAGGGCAGGCTCAAGGATGTCCACAGCCCAGTTTTCGACCAAGCCAAGCAGCTCTGCACATGGCATGGCGCCATGGGCTCAGCCCTCGCGAAACTGGCACGATCCGGCAGCGAGTTCGTCACACTCTCACCGAACACGGTGGCAGGCAAACAGCCGCGCTACTGGGTCACCCCGCCAACTTTCAAGCGGTCGTTTGAATAGGCGGTGTATTTACAAAAGAAGTTTCTGGGGGGTTATAGTAGGTTATGTTTTGTACTCTACAGTTTAAAAATAACAGTACATATAAGTAAAAGAGAAAGAGCAAAAAACTGACAGCGAAATAAAAACCCGAAAACCTCCCAACATGACCCCCCACAATCCCCCACCTCGATCAGACCCAAAATTAGGCATTGCAATCCTCTCCGAATCAGCCATTATACACCCATGACATCCGAAAAACGTCAGACCAGTTTTCGCGCTCTCGTCGAGCCATACAGCGCACGCCACATCGCCAACGCCATCGGCTGCTCCCTACCGACCGCCTACGACTGGCGCAGCGGTCGCCGAGCTCCCCCGGCGTGGATGCAAGACCAGATC